TCACTTGATGTAAACCCGGTCGCCGCCGGCGCTGTGGTAGTACTTCCCTCCGCGCTTGCCGGTGAATATCTCCTTTCCGTCCGCCGTGGTGCCGGACCCGATCAAGTCGGCCCGCTGCTGGCTGATGGTGCTGCCGGCAGCGATGAGGACGGCCTGAGTCTGGTCGCTGGGCATGGAAGCGACGGTGTTGACGGCGTAGCGCTCGCCAAACTCGGCCGGGCCGAGGCGGTGCTTGGCGTCGAAGTCGCCGGCGAGGGTGGTGGCGCTGGCCGCGGCCAGTAGTAGGGTGATGATGTGGTGTTTCATGCTGCGTTCTCCAGTAGATCTGTGTGCGCGGCCAACTGCTCTAGAGTGCCGCCCTTGGCCAGCCATTCCTGTACCCAGCCCGGGCGCTGACCGCGACCGGCCCACACCATTACATCGCCGGCGCTGCTGCCCATCGCGTAGAAAACCTGCCGTCCGCGCAGGTGGTTGTCCGCCAGTCGGCGGCGCACATCAGGCGGCAGAAGCACCGCCGCCTGCTGTCCGGTGGCGACCAGACAAAGCTCGATCTGGCCGCTCATGCATCAATCCTCCGAAACTCGACCACCCACACCCAGGGATTAGCCTCCCACCCCTCGGCCCCATAGATCGGCTCCCATACACCACGACGGAACGTCGCAACGGGCAGCGTCTCCCCGGACGGGTTGGTCGACGGCACGCCGGCCGCCGATTCGTTGAGGCCAATCCCTTCGGCGATCGCATCGGCGTCGCTGATGTCCTGCAGGCGCTCCGCGCGCACACTGACAACTTCCAACAGGATGCGGCTTGCCCAGCGTGGCATGAGCATGGCGCGATGGTACTGACTAGCACCTTTGTTGCCGTTATCTAGGGCGTGTCGGACTAAACTGCGTGCGAATGTACATACGGTCGGCGCGTTAAAGATGCCGGGGAGGCGCCATGTCTGCCGCACCCACAGCCGGTCGCCGACGGCAAATGGCGATTTGCGCCTTGGGTCCCATTGTGCTGTGCCGGCTCCGTTGCCGGATGGGCCGTTACCCATCCATTGATCGCGGCAGATGCTTACCCGCGTCGTGCGGTGGTCAGGCTGCGGCTTGATGATCCTCCGTGTCTGCGTTTTCGCGCCGGCGAGGATGGCGCGCACCATCGGCGCGTTGAACGAAATTGGTAGTTCCTTCATGCCGCACTGCCTTTCTTCTGCCGCAAGCCAGCCGTTGCCAACTGATACACCTCCTCGCTCCGACGCTTCGCCTCGTTGGCTGCGTACTGGCATCCCTGGCCCTTGCGTCGGCCGCAGTAGCCGCCGCAGGTGCGGCACTTCGGTTTCTTCGTGGCAGCCATCACACACCCTCCGGCTTCGGCGTCGCTGGCTGGCGGGTGGACACGTCGTAAAGCACGGTGTTTTCAACGGTGTAGAAGGTCGGTGCATCGTGCTGCCACACGAAGTCCTGAATCATCTGGCCAAGCTCATTGAGCTTGTCGTACGGCAGGTGTGGCCAGTCATCGGCGTGCTCGCCTGCCTCATCTGCAGCCTGGCAATTCATCTGCTCCAGCACGTCATCAGCCAGGGAAACGGGGCTGCCCGGCGCGTAGTGTTTCGCTTCCCCGATGTGCACATGTGCCGCATCATCCACATCGTAGGTATTCAGGTAGTCGTCCAGAGCTTCATCAATGCTGGTGAAGCTGCCGTGATACTCCTCACCGTTGTTACTCCAGCAGTATTCCTTGGCGCTCTCGGCGGCCGACAGCACCTCTTTCTCTTCGCCGTCATCTTCCTCGGCCTCGATGGGGGTGACGCTGAACGGCAGCTTGCCCAGCTGCTCCAGGGCGATGGCGATACCCAGGCGGATGCCCTTGGCGATGTCGCTGCCGGCCTCGATTGTGCGATCGCCCAACCGGATGCCGGCGTCACGGTTGTTCGTGATCAGCTCCAGCTGCTCGACACGGTTCTTGTGCCACTCCGTCAGGGTGTTGATGAATTCCACTACTTCCGGGTTGTTGGTTTGCATTTGCTGCTCCTGAAAAAGTGAGGCCACCGTGGTGGTGGCCTGTTTGATTGCGCTGCCTGCAGCTGACGCTGCTTGAGTTACTTCCGGTGCTTCCGATACGTCTTGGTCAGCCCGCCATTGACCGTCATCCCCCGCAGCCGCAGCACATTCGCCAGTCTTGCGCGGTCGTGGTGGCTGTGCGTGGCCTGGGTGAGCAGGCCGAAGTAACTGTTGGCCGTTTCGAACAGGTCGGTCGGGTGGATACTGGCGGCCCGGCGCAACGCCTGGCGGTAGGTTTTGCGGCGGGTGGCGCGGTGCCAGGGTTTGATGACCTGGCCGACGAAGTCGATGCCGCGGCTGACCGGCTGCAGGATGGTCTTGGCCGGGTTGAGCCGGACATGGAGCCGGGCCGGAAGCCATGCTTCGATCTGGTCGTGGGTGGCGCTCAGCCACTGTGCCGACTCGTGCAGCAGAATGAAGTCGTCGACGTAGCGGATGTAATGCCGCGCGCGCAGCTGGTGCTTGGCGTACTGGTCGAGCGCGTTGAGGTATACGTTGGCGAAAAACTGGCTCGACAGGTTGCCGATGGGTAGGCCGAGGTGCGCGGGTTGTTCGGCCAACCTTTTGTGCCTCGGCACGAGATCCACGAGCGCCGGCGAACTGTGCAGCTCGTAGTCCGTGCGCGGGTCGTGGAACAGGATCTGCTCGGCCAGCGCCAGCCACCAGGCTTCGTCGATCTTGGCGGCCAGCTGGTCGCGCAGGACGCGCTTGTCGATGCTGACGAAGAAGTTGGCCAGGTCGCACTTGAGGTAAAACGCCGGACGGCTCCAGTTCTGTGTGATGCGTCGTACCTTCGCTTCCAGCCGCTCGGCCGCGTACAGCGTGCCGCGCCCAGGAATGCAGGCGCAGCTATCGGTGATGAAGCTGGCGTGGAAGCGGGGCGCGATGTGGTTGTAGAGCAGGTGGTGGACGATCCGGTCGCGGAAGTCCGCCGCCCACACCTCGCGAGGCTTCGGCCTCGTCACTACAAAGCAGATGCTGCGCCCTGGGCTGTAGGTGCCACTGGCCAGCTCGTCGTATAGCTGGCAGAGGTTGCGTTCAAGGTTCTGCTCGAAGGCTAGGGCGTTGTGACTGTTGCGCTTGGAGCGGCGGCAGTCGTAGTAGGCGGTGACGAGGGTTTCAATGGAGAGGGTATCAGGCGGCATCCTCATGCTCCGCCCAAGACAACCCATGCTGCTGCTGCCACTCTCGAAACCTGTCCATTGCCAAGGGCTTTAAGTCTGTCCACCCGATGGGCCACCCCATGAGCCACTCGACCCACGTTGGGTTCAGCTGGCCACCTGCGCCACCCTCCGGTGATACTGCTGTCGGCAGCCTTACTTGCTGTCGTTTTGCCTTCCGCTCGGCAAGTGACTGGTGACTCCACTTTGTAGCATCTGATGCCGCAGGTGTCGGCCATGTTCTGGCCGATACGGCCTCGATCAGCGTTCCCCTTTCTCTGCTTTTCCTGGGGGTGATCCGGCCCCCTTTCGATCCAAGGGTGGCTGTTGGCGTTGGCCACAGCATTGATGCCTTTGTCGCCGCTGGAAGTCCATTGCGGGGATTGGATAGGTCGAAATTGCCGCGTTTCTCCGCGTCGTTCGCCTTGGGCGTAGGCCACAATCCAGATGCGGTCGCGCTGATGGGGCGCTCCAAGGTCGGATGCTGATAAACATGCCCACTGCGCGTCATACCCCAGCGCGGCAAGGTCACCGAGGACCACGGCAAGTCCTCTTCCCACAAGCAGAGGTGAGTTTTCCACGAAGACGAAGCGTGGTCGTACCTCGCCGATAATTCTGGCCATTTCGCGCCAGAGTCCAGAACGGGTTCCGTCAATGCCCGTACCCCCCCCCGGCGGCGGAGATGTCCTGGCACGGAAACCCTCCCGATACCACGTCAACAAGGCCTCGCCATGGTCTTCCGTCAAAACTGCACACGTCAGACCAAATCGGGAAAGCTGGGAGGCATCCATCGTTTTGTCGTTGCGCCAGAACTTGTGCGGCGTAGGCATCACGCTCAACGGCGCAGATGGTGCGCCATCCGAGGAGGTGGCCGCCGAGTAGGCCGCCACCAGCGCCTGTGAAAAGAGCCAGCTCATTCAAGGGGTGCTCCTGAGGAAAAGGTTTCCGGCATGGCCCTCGCCGGTTGAATCTGCGGACGGCTCGCGCACGGTACTGGTTGTCCTTGTGGTCGTTGTTCTGGTTACCATCGTCGAAGTTCTGGTTCCAGGCGTTGTTGGGCGAGTACTGCGTCGGTTCGTGCTTTACACGTCGCCCCGGCGAAGGCGTGAGCCGATCAGCGGGGAAACTGCGCCAGACCTGCCCGGCGTAGGCCGGCGGTATCCCTAGAGCGCATGGCGGTGGCCTTGTGGGCCAGCGGCACAACCAGATTCAAATCGCACGGGCCTGACCGCCGTGACGGTCAGGCAGCAGGCGTGGATGCGGACTTCTTGCGCCACCCGTTGGCTTGCTTCCCGATCTGGTCGGTCAACGCGATGGCCTTGGCGTACTGGCCGCGGCTGATGAGGTGCAAGTCGCTACAGAGGCGGAGGGTGAGCTCCACCACTTGCAGGCGCTCGAGCATCTTCGACAGGTGAGGCACCTTGTCGCTGGCGCTGTTGGCGTGGTAGATCAGCAGCACCAGGTCAACGCATTCCTTGCGGAGGTCGTTGCCCAAGGTGCTTTTGAAGTCCCGCGACATGTTCCGCGTCAGTTCGGTGACCAGTACCAGCAAGTCATAGGTGACCTTGTAGATCGGGAGGGTGGTGTGTAGGGCCATGCTGGAAAAAATCGCGCGAGTGCGGGCTACGCCCGCACTGAAGGGTTAAATGACTAAAGGGCTAAGACTCTGCGGACGGCTCGCGCACGGTACTGGCGGTCCTTGTGGTCGTAGTACTGGTAACCATCGCCGAAGACCTGGAGCCAGGCGTAGTTGGGCGAGTACTGCGTCGACGACCAGTAATAGCCGTCCACGAACAGCTCCGGCACGTTGACCCAGCACAGGCGCAGTTCGCGACGAGACGGCAGGTAGAAGTCGGCTCGGCCATCGATGAACAGGCCGGCGGCCCATTCTGCAGCAGGGTGCTCAACGTCCGATTCCACCAGCGCCCGGGTATTGGCGAGGCCGTCGCGCTCGTGGGTGGCTTCCGGTTCGTCGTGTTCGTAACCGCCCCAGGCGATGTCCGTGAAGTAGGCCGCCGGATCCGTCGGCACGATCAGGTGCCAGTCCGGGTTGCCGTCCTCTCCTCGCATCAGGCCGGCGTAGATGCCGCCTTCGCCGTGCCAGAACTTGCCGATGGCCGGCGGTCGCGAAGTGCTGACCAGCTCGGCAGTGAGGAGGGCGGGCGCCGGTGCGGCGAGTCGATCGAGCAAGGCCTCGACGACGGTAGCGTGAGGCGCGGTGAGGGTGATGCCGGCGTGCTGCAGGACGATTTCTTCCATGGTGCTCTCCAAATTTTTGGCGCGACCGGGCGCTCCGCGCCCGGTAAATGGGTAAAGGGTTAAAGGACTAACTCTCTGCGGACGGCTCGCGCACGGCACTGGTAGTCCTTGTGGTCGACGTTCTGGTAACCATCGTCGAAGGTCTGGCCCCAGGCGTAGTCGGGCGAGAACTGCGTCGATGCCCAGTACCAACGCGGGTTAAACGCTTCGGCGCCGCCGTCGCGAAAGGCTTCGGCCGGCGTCTGCGCCGGGGTGTCCTCGGTGTAGGGGTAGCCGACCGGCAAGCTGCTCGCGTTGTCGCCGTCGCGGAACGAGCAGTAGTTCTCGCCAGCCGTCGGCTTCAGGTAGCGGTAGCACAGCTCGAGCTCGTCGCGGCTGGGGATGTACCAGTCGTCGAGGCCGTTGATGTTCAGCGCCAGCGCCTGCTGGGCGAGCTCGCTGCCGGCCTCGGCCATGGCCAGGGTGTTGGCGCGGCCGTCGTTGTAGCTGCGTGCGCCGGGGACGTCCTGGCCGAACTCGCCCCACTTGCCGGTGAGGGTGCCGGCGGTTTTCGGCGAGACGATCAGGGCGTACTGCTGGCCGTCGATCTGGAAACGACCAACATAGAAGCCGCCAGCGAACGGCGTGCCGGGGATGGTGGGGGTTTGGACGGGTGCGGCGATGGTGGTCATGCGGTTCTCCTGGGCAAAGGGTGTCCCTCGCGGCGTGGTGGCTGCGATTGGGATGGTGTGTTGGGTTGTGGCCGGGCTGGCCGAGGGGTGAAGCGGTGGGGTTAGCGGGGCGAGCTGGCGATGAGGCTGTCCGTTTTTACGAGCAAGTCCGCAATCGTCCCGTCGTTAGTGATCAGGTGGTCATCAGGCTGCGCTGCCAAGCCGCGTTCCGTCCCGTGGTCGCTGGCCGTTTCCAGTCCGGGGCGGCAGATGTGCCACATCGTGCCGTTGTTCTCCCGAATCATGTCGGCCTCGGCCTCCGGGAAGGGCGCCGTGTGGGCGAAGCGCACACCGCTGACGACGATGCCAACCGGCGGTGTCTTGGCCGTCCAGTGTGCCCAGATGCGCTTGAGGGCGGCGATGATGAAATAGTCCCAGCCCATGGTGGCGCGACGGAAGTCGCCCCATTGCTGCTGTACCCAACGCGGCGAGCGCGGCGCCGTAAAGCTGAGCGGCTCGGTGTTGGACTCGATGAGGTACTGCAGGAATTCGTCATTTGAGCAGCGGGCAAGGGCCAGAAATGGGCAGGGCGTGTCCTTGATGCCTTGCTCAGTCAGGATGGTGGCCATGTCCTCCGACAGATGGAATGCTTTGGAGACTTCCTCGCGGATGGTGTCGGCAAAGCCGATTTTCACAAAGCCATGCCGTGCTACCAAGTGGTCAGCAATGGTGTCCTTGCCGGACTTGAGCGGACCGGCGAGTCCGATGAGGATGGTGGTGCTCATGGGGTGGTGGCCTCTGCGGTACGGGTCTTCATGGCCTCGATGCGGATCTGAATGTCAGCCAACAGGTTGCACAGGTATTTCGCCTGCTCGGTGGCGTCCGCCAGTGCGTGATGACTGACCGGGTGCGACGTGATGTAACTCGTTTCCCGCTCTTCGCCCAATTGTTGGAGGATCCACTCAAGGTCTTCAGAGCGCGAACGGTGGCTGCGACCGTTGCAGTACTTCCACGGGATAGGTTGGCCCAGCTTCCGGTACTTGTCGGCGACGATCGAGAGATCGAAATCCGGGTCGCGCGTGACGATGGGCAAGATGGAACCATGCCAAGCCTCGATATTGTGCAGCCAGCTGGACAGTGTGGTCAGCGCTTCGACGAGCGGCAATCTATCCGGGTTGGCCAGCTCCTTCAGAGATTCCATCCCTTGTTTGATGTGCCACAGCAGCGTGTCGGCTGACACCGTGCCGTACTTGCTGGCGTCGTCCAGGTCGACGCGGATGTAGAGCGTCTTGTCGATCAGCTGGCCGCCGATCACCACCACGGCGCCAATCGTTGCGATGGCGGCGCTGGGTGAAGCCTGGTCGAGCGTTTCGACGTCGAGTGAGACAAAATCAAGCGGGGTCATTCAAGCGATCCTTTGTTGTGGTGCTGTTGCGTTCTGCAGCCCGGAGCCGTGCAGCGCGGATCCAATTGCGGCGGCGTTGGGCTTGAGTAGCGAGGCTGTTGAAGCGGCGATGGCTCACGCCGCCTCCCGCATTTCTTCCGGCACATGGTTGCGCTGCAGCCGGGCAATCTTGATGCCCTCGACGTGCACGACGCGGATCAGGTCGAGGATGGGTTTCGGGGTGCGGCGGCCGGATTCGTAGCGGCTGCCTGCGGATTGGGTGGCGCCGACGGCGCTCCAGAATGCCGCCTGGTTGAGCCCCATGTAACGGCGCAGATCGCGCATGCTACCGGCGACGAACAGCTCGCGCCGGCGTTGGTGTGTAGTGGCCATGGTGTGCCTCAGTGTGTGAAATGGCCGTGGCGTTGCGCCCATTCGGCCAGGGTGTCGAGGGTGATGAGCAAGACCAGCCCGCCGCTGCCGATGAGCAGGGCGCGGAGGGTGAGCTCGCGGAGGATGGCGAGGGTGGTTTTCATGGTTTAGTCCCACAAGGGCATGAGCGCGCCGACTCCGCCATCGAAGAGGAATCCCGCAATCCCATGGATGGGGTCTTTAGCATTGGCCGCAAACTTGACGTTGGGCAGGGTCTGGATAAGGGCGAGGTAATGGCGTGCGAATCCGGCCTCTCTCTCGACGACAACGCGCTGATACGGGCCATGCCCTGTTCCATCGCAGTGGGTACAGGCAATCGTGCCGGCGGTCGATCCAAAAAAGCCGTGGCCGTCACATTCCCGGCATTCGTAGCTATGACGGCCGTGACGGAACTCCCCTTCGCCATTGCATACATTGCATGCAGATACTTTGCCGTGGCCGTCGCACGCTCCGCAGGTGGTTGGCGGCGGCAGATGGATGTGCAGCGGCTTGTAATCGGGCAGGGCTGCTGCTTCTTCCGCCAAGGAATCTAACGTCGGGAGAGGAGCATGCTCGCTGCTGCACTCGATATCGGGGCTGTCGGCCACGCGAACCAGTACGTGTCCGTTGGTGGCGTAGATGAAGCCGCCACGACGAATGGGCTTGTCGATGCCGCGGTAGTCGCCGGCCGGCGCACAAAACCTCTGGAGTTGTTCCTGGTTCATAGTCTGGTTCCTCTCGTTGCATCGATTGCGGCGTGGTCGGGATGGCGATAGTTCAGAACCCACTCGGGAAACTTGACCAGGCGGGTGCCCTGCACGGCCTGCACACGTGTGCCAATATCCGGTTGGTTCGGGAAGGTGTTGTCATACTGTTCCAGCAGCTCTGCCATTTGGCATTGCCATTGATCCGGCATGGCGTGCATCATGACGCGAGGCAGGGTGAGGAATGAGGCGCGGGAGCAGCCAAACCAGAACCAGAGGGCTTCTTTCCCGGCGTTGGGATAATCGGGGCGATCAATGGCGCCGGTGGCTGTTTCCTTAAAAATCTCCTGCACAATTGCCTCATCGCAGCGCCTACCCATCTCGGTTTTGAATGGGAAGATGGCTTCGGCGCATAAGGCCGCAACTGCCCACTTGCTAAATTCGGTTTCTCTTCCGGCCAGATGTTTCAATGCTTGGTCGCAAGCTACAAAGAGCTTGGCGAGTTGGTCGTTCTGTTCTGTGGGCTGCTCCATCACGCCGCCTCCCTCTGCGCGCTCGCCGCGAGCACGCTACGAAAATCGAATCGGACGCTGGGTGTGCCATCCGTATACGCCACGGCGTGGCGATGCAGGTTGCCGTAGATATCGTCGGTGTGGGTTTTTACGGGGGAGACAATCCCGGCCTCGGCCAGCGCCTCGACCAGCAACTGTCCCAGCACGTTTTCGCCCAGGTCCCGCTGAGTAACGATATTGATGTGCAGTATCAGGCGATCGGCCTGGCCGTCGTGTTCGATCTGTGCCTTGCCTCCGGCCGAATCGATCAGTATCTGTGTGACCGTCAGGACTTCATGGCTGAGCAGGCCGATCGCGGCGGACATCTGCTGGTTGAGCTGGTTGTAGAACTTGGCGAAGAGCGGCGTTTGTGTGCGTGTGCGTTTCATCGTCACACCCTCCGGTAATCGGCCGGGCCGCAGGCGGCGCCGCTGCGCTCGCTGACGACCATGCCTTTGTCGATGAGGTTGGCGAGGCCGCGGCGGATGTCGGCTTCGCGCAGATCCGTCAGGGTGTCGGCCAGCTGCTTGAAGCGGATCGACTGGCCGCGTGGCGGCAGGTGGTTGAACACGAGCGCCTCGCGGGCTTTCATTCCCTCGGTGGCGCTGGGCATGCGGCACAGGGTGAGCTGAGCCAGCATGCCGGAGAGCGGGGTAAAGGCTATGGCGTTAATCATGGGGGAGTCCTCTGGCTTGATTCGGCTGTCTGTTCATCCGATTGGCATGCAGGCAGCCCAAAAAAACGCCCTCGGCGAGGGCAAAGACACGACGGAGGAGAACTACGTGGTTACTCGTACCCGCTGGCGGTGGCCAGGCGGAGGAATTCGCGGTCGTCGCGGTCGTGGGCGCGGCGACGGGTGGCGTTGACCTGGTCGCGGATATGCTTGGGAGGCGTGGCGTCGACGCCTTTGAACAACCCGCTCAAGCGAGCCACAGCCCGTTCGCGCTGGATGTGGTCGGTCGACGTGCCGCGCGCCCAGGACTTCATGCGACCACCTTGCGGGCGATGTGGCGGGCCTGGCCGTGCTTGAAGTCGATGAACCGGAGCCGCATGCCGCGCTCGCGGAACCGGGTGGCGGCTTCTTCGGAGATGTCGCCGATGATGATTTCGATGATGTCCATGGTGTGGCTCCGGGTTGGTGAATGGGTGCCGGTAACGCCATCCGGCTGCTTGTGGCGCGTCGCCTCCCGGCGATGCTTGGCTCGTCTGTTTGGATACCAACTGATGCAGATACTGCCCATTGCGGTTAAAAATCCCGCCCTTGGTTGAGCGAGAGGTGGGCAACCCGCCCACCCGCCAGCCCTCGCTTGGCAAGGACTAGAAGCTGTCGGGTTGTGCCGGTAACGCCATCCGGCTGCCTTCTGGGGTTCCTTTCGGAACAGGCTCGACGCGACGCCATGACCTGCGTCCGGTAGCGGGCTGATATCAACCGGCTACCAGTCGGCCGCTGGTATATCCGCCAGCGGCGGCGGTTCTTCCATGCCTACGAGGCCGTGCTTGCTGCTTGCACGGACGCCTGGCGTTGTGATCTGCGCGAGTGGCTAATGGCCATCGACGCGGGTTCGCTGCTCGCAGTTACTGACGCGCCGCGCATGGTCGCCGGCATGGGGTGGTGGTGACCCGGTCGGGCGGACCGGGCTACGCATTCATGGGTTGTTAAGGATCGGTGCGCCTGCGGGTTGCGGCTGCTGATGGGTTGAATATTACATTTGTAATTAAGAATGTCAATAGCGAAAGTTATATTTGTAATTGCGGGTGTTATTTTTGCGCAACGGCCGCGAGCGCGGCCGGGAGGATTAGTTCTGTTGGAGCTGGTCGTAAAGGCTGGTTAGATCGGCGCGCATCCGGCTGATCATGGCCAGGATGCGCTGCTCCATAGTGTCCAGGTTGTGTAGTGCGTTGGAGATGGATTGCTGCTGGATGGTTGGTGGACAGGATTGGGGGTGCTGTTGATTCTGGCGCATTGCTTCCGCTCTGTAGTGGTTTGGATAGCCTAACTTTACTGAGCGCTTATGGCTTTAGCATGCGTTTTTCACGACTCACTATCAAGTGGCCGCTGCAGGAAGTTGCGCCAGATCATGACGGTGACGCGAATCTGATCGTCGCTGAGATTAGGGAGCATGGCGCGTAGTTCGTGGACCATGGCGGCGCGGTCAGGAGTGGTGATGCCATGCGCCAGCCAGTCGCTACTGACGCCGAAATATGCCGATAGCGTTGCTAAATTACTGTTTTTAGGCATCGTGTCTTTTAGCCACCCGTATACCGTTTGCATGCTGACGCGGCATTCAGCTGCAATCTCCTTGGCTGTCACGCCTCGTTTGCGCTTGATCTTGCGCAGTCTGTCGTGAAAGGTTGGCACGACGGCAGTCTACGTAGAAACACGTAGGACCACCATGGCGCACACTTGGTTTTTTATCAAGTGGACTTGATATGGTCGGTCGGGATTTTAAGGCCTGGCTAAGGCTTCTTGTCTTTTAGGGCGAGGATCAGCTGCCAGAGGCGGGCGATGTCGTCGTTGCCTTTGGCCGTCAGCTGCTCGGCCAGCTCCTCGAGGGAGTCGGCAGCAACATAGCGGCCATCACCTTGGGGTGGCGCCGCGCGCTGGCCTTGCCCGGTTTCCAGCCAGTGGGGGTTCACTTTGAGCGCTCTCGCGATGGGGATGAGCTTGGTTGTAGCAGCGGAAGCCCCGCGTTCCAAGTCGGTGATGGTGGTCTGACTGACACCGGCGCGCTGCGCCAGCGCGGCCTGGGACCAGCTGCGCTTCTCTCGTTCTGTCTTGATGCGGTCACCCAATGCGCTCATGGCCGGCAGTTTGCCGGATATTGCAATTGGAATGCGTGTTGAGTTGATTGGCTATCGTGTAACGAGGGCGAGAAAAAACGCCCATGAGGGCGTTCTTAATTCGTCTAGCTGTCCGGTGACGCCGTCGATGCTTCTGCTTGTGGCATCTGCCCATGCAGGGCCTTGTTGATGATGCCGGCAATGAAGTTTTGTGGCGCTGAACTGACAACCCAGAGTAGCGCAATCAGAACCGTCACAACAAAGCCGCTTGCCAAGTTGGCGAGAGTGTCTCCGAGTAGCCGCTTGTACCACGGAGGGTTGAACGACTTGATCAGGGCGTTCTCTTTGATGGCCTCTCGCTCTTTCTCGAGCTCAGAGGCGAGCATGTTGTCGGCGAACTGGTTCAGGATCTGAAGGGCGTTAGTGCGCCACTGCTGGATATTGGCATCCCTGACCATGGCCACAAACTGATCTTCAATCTCTTGAGTGGTTGGCTCACGCCCGAGAACGGTGGTGCGGTGCGCAACCCATGCAATCTTTTCCTGCTTATACAAAGAATAAGCGACAAGACCTTCAAGGTCGTTGTCGCTGTTGACGAGTCTCGAGAATGTGTTGTGAGCCATGGAGGCTTTCAGTTCAGAACGAGAGCACGCGCTTCGGCTTCTTCACTTTGGCAAACGCTTCAGAGATATCCTGGCTGCTGTAACGGGTGACGGCGATAGACGTCTTCACATTAGTAGGCAGATTGTATTGATCCAAGGTTTTGCCGCTGCTGAGGTCGCGCAATGCTTTTCCCAGGGTTGATGGGCTGAATCCAGTTGTTTTCTTCATTGTCTTGTGCTCCTGCACGGCGGGATGGTCCACTCGTACGGCATGTCCCGCGAACGCGTTAGCTCATTGAAATGCAACTAACGGTTGAATTGTGGGTGCTGACATTGGATTGTGCAATCCAAATTCGGTCACTTCTTTGGCGGCGTATGTAAGCAGATGAATTTTCGTTCACGCAAATAGCCATCGAAAAACACGTCGAAGTTAAGCGTGGCGCGGGTTGATCGTAGTTATCAACAGGCCGAACGCGCGGCTAATTTTGGAGTGTTGCAGACGCACAAATTTTGATGAAGTTCTGTCGTAGCGTTAGCTAACGTGGTGCTCGGCAGGGCTTAGTTAGTCTGCTGCGTGGCACGTTCTTAGCTAACCAGATGCGCGCGCAAATTTGCTATCGCGGGTGGCTTAATATTACAAAGGTTATATTTCGTTGCTATCCTGCTCTCGCTTGATCTTGCCGTGGTCCGGGGTCGCCCTTCCGGTGCCTCGTGCAATGGCGCTACCGCACTGGCGCTGAGCTGGACATAGCTATTGCCGTGCCATACCCTCTTGGCATTGTTGATGTGGGAGGGTTGTATGGCTGTGCGCAGGTTTTGGTGGCTATCAGGTTTGTTTCTCTTGGGAGGGTGCGCCTCCCCGATGGACGACATGCTCAATAATCGCTTCATTGAGGTCATGCCAACAGCGGCCCCCGAAACGTTGGTGGGCGCCTGGACTGGAGCCATGGGGCCGTGGTTGGCCACGGTGAAGCTGGCTCCTGACGGCTCGGGCTTGATGTGTTCTTCGTTTGGCGGGCAGGACCTGCTCTACAGGTTGAAGTATGCAGGCAATGCCGTGTATGTCCAGGATGGCAGCCGCTTCTCTATGAGCAGAAACGGTGGCAATGTGATCGTGACGACAAACTACTTTGGAGGCGGGTATTACCCGTTTGTGGCCGATACGGCCCTCGCCCAGGCCTCAGTGGCGTGCAGTAGTAAGCTGAGATAAAGGAAGCCCCGCCCAGGGGCTTTCCCTTTACATGCCACCGCATACGGCTACTACGCGGCCGATGATCTTGACGTGTGGCATCTGCTCCGGCGCGGCCACAATGTCGGGGTGACTGATCTTGTCGGGGTTGTCGCTGGTGATGCGCAGCCCGCCGCCGATGGCTTTATAGAGCCGCTTCACCTTCACTTCGTCGTCGATGAGCAGGACGTAGACCTTGCCGTCGATGATGGTTTCATTCTGGCAGTAGTCGACCACGATGCTGTCGCCCGACCATAGGCGCGGCTCCATGCTGCCGCCATCGACGACCATGGTTGCGGCGCATTGCGGGTCGATGTTCATTCGCCGTGCCCACTTGGCGGTGAATGCCTGTTTTTGCCCCCGCTCGTCTACGTGCCAGATCGGTGTTCCCGGGCCGGCACTGGCGCGCACGGTGAGCTCGGGCAGGAAAATGTACTCCCCCTCCTGCTTGAGCTCTTCTTCCTGCTCCCACACTGCGATCGGCCGCAGGCTGACTTCGGTCATGCTGCCCTTGCCGGTGTCCAGCCAATGGGCTGAAACGCCAAGCGCGCGTGCCAGGTCGAGCAAGTGCTTTGACCCCTTGTTCCTGCCGCTCTCGATGTGAGCAATGGTGGCCTGGGCTACGCCGCTTTTACGAGCGAGCTGAGCCTGAGTGAGTTGCCTCTCCGCGCGGGCGGCCGCGAGACGTTGTGCGAGTGTGTCCATATAGCAATTGTTATACAGATGAATATTACCTTGGGACTTGCTTGTTAATTACATTTGTAATTAAACTGCGACATGAACTGGAAATCCTTGATTGCCGAACTGCTCAAAGCAGGAATGACGCAAAAGCAGATTGCCGATGAAGTCGGTTGTACCCAGCCGTGCATTGCCGGGCTGGCGACCGGCCGTCGCGGCAAGCAGGTGAGCTATGACATTGGCTCCAAGCTGGTCGCGCTTTCCGAGCGCATGAAGCACGCCAAGTCCGATTAATTGGCGTTCCGAATAGCGTGAGCAGGGCATCCGCCAGCATCACCCCTGATGCTGGCGGGCCTGTTGTTTCCCCTTCAGTCGCACTCCCCTGAGCGGCTGTGGTTTTGGCTCCGGTGCTGCCCGGGGCGTTTTTTATCGTGCTGCGCTGCCAACGATAGATGCTGCGTGGCGTTATTTCTACGGTCGTTTTTTTGGGAGTTGACCATGTCATCTACCGTTCTCGATGCGGCGCATTCTGTTGTTCACGACTATCCGGGCGGCGCGGAAGCACTGGCGACCCGGCTGAAGATGGCGTCGTCCACGCTGCGCTCTCAGGTCAACGTCAATGCCAATACGCATGTGTTCGGCCTGAAAACGGCCGTGACGGCCAGTCAGTTGACGGGTGATCCGCGCATCCTGTTCGCGTTCGCCAGTGAGCTGGGCTACGTGTGCATGCCGGGTGAGGGCATTGAACTGGACGTGTCTCCCTTGATGGCGGTGAGCCAGTTGATGGCGGCGCATGGTGATGTCGGCCAGGTGGTGCATGAGGCGTTGTCCGATGGCCGGATTTCGTCGGCAGAGCAGGATGCGATCGAGGACGCCATCGCGGCCAATATCCAGCGCCTGCATGCGCTCCAGAACGCGGTACGCGCTGCGCGCCGCAAGGGTGGTCGCTGTGACTGACGATGCCTCCCGCGAGCTTTACCGGCTGTGCTGGAAGGTGGGGCGGGCGCATCCGGATGACAAGCCGAGGCTGCGGCGTCGGCATATCAATCTGTTGAAGCAGTTGTTGGATAGCAAGATCGGCCGAAAGGGATTGGACGATGGTGACGTGGCAGGAGGTGAGCGGCCACGTGCCGAGTGATGCGCTGTATCTGGCGCAGCTGGCCCGACGTGGCTGGCTGGCGTGGAAAGAGCGCGAGGAGGCACGGCTGCGGCGGTGCCATGGTGATGAGTATATGAAGGCCGTGGGGCTGGCGCTGAAGGCGCACGGGTTCGACCTGGTGCCGTTTGTGCGGCCAATGCGGCGGAATTGGGAAGGGCGGTAATGCGGATTTTGTTGAGCGAGGAGGAACAGCGCTTGCTGGATGAGGCGAGCCCTCATGCCGAGCGGTTGTTCCGTCAAATGAGAGGCAGCATGGATCTGCGAACACGGATTGCTGGCCGTGGCGCGGGCAGGATGAGTCGCGCCGTGCTGGCGATCCACTGTCAGTACGTGCCGCCCAGGGGAAGCCATAACGCGGCGTGGAAGCCGTCTCTGCGTCAGATCGATGTGCTGATCGATGAGCTGGAACGCATTGGGCTTGTGAAGCGCTGCGCCACCCCTCAGGAGGTAAAGAAGCTGGTGGTGTTTTTCCCTGCTGCGGATACGCCTGAACAGGTGCGCCCTCGTGAGGAACGGGACATGAACGTTATAGATGAGCGTGACATTAACGTGATGGCTGAAAGCCTTGCCGATAAAGTGTTTCCGGTTGTTGCAGGTGGCAATGAGCGTGACATGAGCGAGCGTGACGAACGCGACATATCACATAGTCAGATAAATACAGATAGAGATACCGCGCGCGAGGAAGATTCGAGGGGAACCCCGAGTCTGGCAGTGCAGCTGTTGGTGGCGGCTCGCCAGCTGGGGGTCAACGTGGCGCATTCGGCCAACCCCGAGGTGCAGGAGTGGGTGGCGCTGGGGGTGTCGCTGCCGCTGTTGGCGCAGGGGGTGGCGAAGGCGCGGGGCTACATCACGGATGGCCGTGCGGTGCCGGCCAAGTATCTGACTCAGGTGCTGCGCGATCTGGTGCGCGAGCAGTCTGGTGTCGTTTCGGGGCAGAAGCCAGCCAAGCGGCCCCGGCTGGCTGCCGTGGGTGGCCGTCAGGTGCCGTCCTGGATGTCGATGCCGGATGCCGAGGCGCATCGTGCGGCAGCGGGCCAGCCTCCGGCGCGCGTGGCAAACGGGGAGGTGGATCATGACTGGATTGAGTAATCTGCAGCGTTACCTGCCGGCGATGGCTGCGGAGCGCGGGTTGGTCGAGCTGGGCGGCTGCTGTGATCAGCATGGCCCGTTTACGGTGCTGGGCGTGCCGGGTTCGACAGCACGCTGCCCGGCCTGCTGGATGGCCGAGGAGCGGTCTGCTGGCGAGGCGGAGCGGCGTGAGCATATGCTGCGGCGCTCGGGCATTCCGCGCAAATACCGTGAGGCTCGGTTCCGGGATCTGCTGCCGGTATGCGATGAGCAGGGGGCGGTGCTGTCGGCAGTGAAGGGCTGGGTGGGGCGTTTGGGGCGCGGCGAGCGGGTCGAGAACCTGGTGATCCATGGCGGGCCGGGCACGGGCAAGACGCATATGGCGAGCGCGGCGATGCTGAACCTCATCCAGCGTTGCGGGCTGTTCGCCCGCTATGCGACGACGTGCGAGATGGTCGACGAGATTGCGTCGTCGTGGGGTGTGCCGGGGCGCTCGGAGTCGGGTGAGCTGCTGCGCTTCGGCCAGTACAGGCTGTTGGTGCTGGATGAGGTGGATGTGTTCGACAATCCGAATCCGGCGATGCGGCACCTGAACATGGTGATCAATCATCGCTACAACGAGGGGTTGCCGACGGTGTTCGTAACCAACCAGACGCCGGCCAGGCTGGGCGAGATTCTCGGGCAGCGGGCGGTGAGCCGGATGTTCGAGGATGCGCTGGTGCTGGCGTGTCCGTGGGAGGATTACCGCAAGCGGGCGGCGTAGCTGCCGGATAATGACGCTGGCGTGGTAGAATTCTGCGCATGCGAGCCGTGCCCGTTAGAGGTTGGCCGCTGGGGAATTTCCTGTTCAGGGGTGAATGGGAGTGTAAGTGCTTCAAGAAACGATGATGTACGGCCTGTCGAATGCTGAGCTGGTGCACGTGGTGTCGAAGGCGATGGAAGTGTTGTCGTCTGGCGGGGCGAAGGCGATCGACTATGCTGCGGATGGTGCTGGCTGGTCTGATCTGACGGGTAATGATCGTTCGGCGGCGGGTGCTGTATGGGAGCGGGTATTGATGCTGCCAGCAGAGCAGAACCTGGCGTTGATGTGGCGGGTGTTGAAGGACAATCCGCGCCTGGGCGAGCCGGTGCTGAATGACCTGACGTGTTTCGTGGCGCATCACATCCGCGATGGAAATCGATTTGGGCGTGAGGGGTTGCGGTATTGGGTTCGGCATTGGGCCCGGCGCGACGGGTCCAGCCGCGAGGCGGCTCAGTTGTATGGGCGCTCTTACGATACGCATCAGCGGTTCTATCGCGAGCAGGTGCAGCTTTGCCTGGATGGTTGGTTCGTCGCAGCAAAGGGGGCGCTTGAGCAGGTGGTGGATGAGCAGTACGGAAATTATCGTCAGGCCGCTTGACACGGTAGAAATCTGCCATTAAAGTTCGTTCTTCAGTTACCCATATTGCGTCTACAGATAGCCCAAGGTCGAAAGCCTTGGGCTTTTTGCATTGTGCTTTGGGTATGGCTTGCTTCATCGTTGCTTCCTCCTTTGTCGTTGTTCGATGCCCCGGCCTGAGTGCTGGGGCGTTGCTTTTTGTGGTGGCTGTTATGTCCGGTTTGTCTATCGATCTGGAAAAGCTGATCAAGGATAAAGCCAACAAGGCACTGCGGCGTTTGCACTTCGATGCCAAGCCTCTGGTGGAAGCCAAGCTGCAAGACGAAATCCGTGCCAAGTTCAACGTCAGGAAGAAGTCGTTTCCCAAGACGTTCAGAGGGTATGTTGCGTACAAGAACCCGGCCCGACCTCCTGTCGCCGTGTTCAAGTTCTCTGAAATGAAAGTGCCGTGGATTGGTATCCATGGCACGGGTGGAACCGTGTTGCCTCGCAATGGCAAGGGCTTGCTGATCCCGTTCAACGTGCGCGGCCAGCGGCGACTCTCGAACCAGCAGTTCCGCGATGTGATCGCCGGGCTGATGCGGTCCGGGAACTACGACTGGCGCAAGGGGGACGACGGCAAGGTCTATCTGTTTGCTGAGAACATCCGCGACAACGCCGATGAACTGCGTCGCTTCGGCAAGACCAAGATCGGTGCAGATGGCAAGCGGCGGCGCGTTACCGAGTTGCCGGTTGCCGTGCTGGTGCCCAGGGTGAACATGCCCAAGCGCCTCGATGTCGACGACCTCACACGCCGGGTGGTGCTACCGATCTACCGCCAGTTGTTGGGGTAGTAGGATGAGTCAGCGCTACGGGTTGTGGTCTCATTACGCTCGGCACCAATATGGTGCGGCTTGATGGGTCCTTCCCCGGCCCCCGGGCATATACGGGTAGGCGGGGCCCGAGAGTTCGCTAGTCATAGGGGCCGCTGCCTTACTTAACTGTTAAGTCAGTTAAGCCCTGAATCTTCAATTAACTGGTTACAAATGAACGATGACCGAGGAAATGCGAAAAAGCGAGTTCGCCGACTTCCTCGGCGTTTCGCGTGCTTACATCAGCCAGCTTACCAAGGCTGATAGGTTGGTTCTATCGAGTGATGGCGATCGCATCCGTGTCCGCGAGTCGCTTGAGCGCATTGCCAAAACCGGCAGCGCTGACAAGTCGGCCGTCGCCGCCCGCCATGCTCTGGAGCGTTTAGCCAAGGGCGGCAGTGCGGCGCCGGTGGCAGAGACCGTTCGTGCCGCCGTTGGGTTGGATGCTCCGCCATCAGCTCAGTCAGTATCCTCGCCGGCAGCTGGCCTGCCTGATCCGGCCAGGCTTCTGCTGTCCGATCCGATGGCCGCCTACAACGTCGCCCGGGCGCAGAACGAACAGAAGCGCGGCGAGCAGATGGATATTGAGCTTGCCAAGTCCCGCCGCGAGTTGATTTCGCAGGATGGCACCGTCAAGGCCGTGACCGACCTGGCCTCGGCCACTCGCTCCGCTTTCGAGCGCATGCCCGATCGTATCGCCACCGTGCTGGCCGCTGAGACAGACCCGCACGCCGTCTACACCATGCTGCAAGACGAGATCGACAACATCTGCGCCACGCTCAGCAAACAGGCAGGGGAACTGCTCGACAAAATCTAGGGTTGATTGCCATGGACCTTTCCGAATTCACGCAGCGGGCCTATGAGTCCGTAGTGGCGGCATGGTCTGCGGCATTTGCGCCACGACCCCGTCTCACCGTTTCTGAGTGGGCCGATGCAAACCGCCAGCTCACCAGCGCCGAAACCTCCGAGCCTGGGCCATGGAAAACCGGTCGCGTGCCGTTCATCCGCGAAATTCAGGACTGCCTCAGCTCGAGCTCGCCGGTGCAGCGCGTCGTGTTCATGAAATCGACGCAGGTAGCAGGGACCGAGTCAGGTATCAACTGGACCGGCTACGTGGTCGACCAGAGCCCCTCCCCGATGCTGGTGGTGGAGCCGTCCATCGAGGTGGCCGAACTGTGGTCCAAGCAGCGCCTGGCCAACATGATCAGCGCCAGCCCAGTCCTGATGACCAAGATTCCGCCCGCGCGTAGCCGGGACGGCGGCAATACCACGCTACTGAAAGAGTATCCCGGCGGTGTGCTGCGCATTGGCGGGGCCAACTCGGCCAAATCGCTGCGCTCGATGCCGGTGAAAAACCTGTTTCTGGATGAAGTCGACGCCTACCCCGACGACCTCGACGGCGAGGGCGACCCGGTCGGGTTGGCCGAAGAACGCACCAACAACTTCCCGCGCCGGAAGATCCTGCTGGTCAGCACACCCACGGTGAAGGGTGCCAGCACCATCGAAAAGGAGTTTCTGCGCAGCGACCAGCGCTATTACCACGTGCCCTGCCCGCACTGCGGCCACAAGCAGCGCCTGGTGCATCAGCGAATGAAATACGTTTTTGCCGATGATCGTGACGGCGATCCGGATGGCCTCATCGATGTGGTTTACATCTGCGAATCCTGCGAGCAAGACATTCCCGAGCACCACAAGACGTGGATGCTGGAAAACGGCGAATGGGTGCCAACCTACCCGGAGCGGCAGGTGCGCGGATACCACATCAACAGCTATTACTCGCCGATCGGCCTAGGTAGGACGTGGAAAGAGCGCGCCCGGCAGTTCCTGCTGGCGCAGAAAGACCCAGTCGAGCTCAAGCGCTTCATCAACACGGCGCTCGGCGAGACATGGGAAGACAAGTCGAACAGCATCAAGGCCCACGAGTTGGCGCAGCGTGCCAAGCCGTACAAGTTGCGGGTGATCCCGGGTGGTGTGCTGCTGCTCACCGCGGGTATCGACACACAGGATGACCGCCTGGAAATGTACGTCTACGGCTGGGGCCGGGGCGAGCGGTGCCACATCATCGATCGCATCATCATCTACGGAAACCCAGCTGCGCCTAGCACGCCCGAGCAGCCCAACGTGTGGGACCAGCTTTCCTGCCACCTCACTGGCCAGTACCGCAACCTGTTTGGTGTTGACATGCGTATCGAGGCGGCTGCCATCGATACGGCGGGTCACCACACCCAGTCAGCGTACCGGTTTGTGCGCAATTGGAAGGGGCGCACCCGGCTGTTCGCTGTCATCGGACGGGACAACAAGCCACTGGTCAGCCGTCCCTCGAAGGTCGATGTTGACGACGGCGGCGGCACAGTAAAGAACGGCCTGCAGCTGTGGACGGTTGGTGTCGACAAGGCCAAGAGCGCGCTGTTTGCCCGCCTGCTGGCTGATCGGCAAGCGATGGAGTCCGGCGGCGAGCTGTTCATCAACTTCAGCGACGACCTGGACGACGACTACTACGAGCAGCTAACCGCCGAGGTTTACGACCCGGTCAACAAGAAGTGGAAAAAGCGCAAGGGGCAGGAGCGCAACGAGGCGCTGGACTGCTGGAACTATGCCTACTTTGCCGCCTGCGCGCCGCCGCTACGGATACAGAACGCGACCGACGCCGATTGGGCGGCCCGCGAGCTGATCATCCAGCCCTCGGTGCGGGATATGTTCGCCGAGCCGGTACCCGATAGACCGGCCCCTGAGCCGCCTCCCGCGCAGCGGCCTGCAACCCAACCCACAAGCCCCGCCCCTAGCGGGGCTTCGTCGTTTTCGGAGCCGGATCAGAACGGTTACCTGCCCGATGCCGATGACTACTGGAGAGATGATTGATGACCACCTTCACCCTGGACGACCTGCGCGGCGTCGAGCAGGCCATCGCCACCGGCGAGCTGACTATCGAGCGCGGCGGCGACCGCGTTACCTACCGCAGCATGGACGACCTGATCCGGGCCCGCAACGTAATGCGCGAGGAGATGTCAGCCGCTGGCTTGCTGCCGGGAAGTGGTGGGCGTCACGTCACCACCTTCGCCCAATTCGACCGGGACTGAGCCATGAACCTGATTGATAGCCTGGTCGGGTTTTTCAGCCCGATGGCGGGCGTGCGGCGCTGGCAGGCCCGGCAGGCGCTCGAGCATGTGCGGGCCTACGAAGGCGCGAAGAAGGGGCGCCGCACTGCCGGATGGAATACGCCCGGCACCAGCGCCAACGCAGAAAACCTGATGGCCTTGCCCACGTTGCGCAACCGTAGCCACGACCTGGTGCGCAACAACCCCTGGTGCAAGAAGGCGCTGGAGACCTGGGTGGGTGATGCCATCGGCGCCGGCATACGCCTCGGCATCAGCAAGGGCCATGCGGCCGGAAAGGGCTGGCTGGCATGGGCGGAAACCACCGCCTGTGATGCGGATGGCCTGTCCGACCTCTACGGCCTGCAGGCACTGGCCGGGCGCTGCATGTGGGAAAGCGGCGCCGTGATTATCCGTCGCCGCTGGCGTCGCACGTCGGATGGCTTGCCGGTGCCATTCCAGGTGCAGGTACTCGAGCCGGATTACCTCGACCACGACAAGACCGAGGAGACCAAGACCGGTTACATCCTTGGCGGGGTCGAGTTCGACAAGCTGGGGCGTCGCGTCGCCTATTGGTTGTTCGACCAACACCCCGGCGAGGCCTCTCGCTACGGTCGCGTCTTGCAGTCCCGGCGCGTCCCCGCCGACGACGTGATCTACGCCTTCAAGCGCTTGCGTCCCGGTCAAATCCACGGCGTACCGGAGTTGGCGCCGGTTATCCTGCGCGCCCGCGACCTGGACGACTACGAGGATGCCGAGCTGACGCGCAAGAAAGTCGAGGCGTGCTTCAGCGTTTTCGTCACCAGCGAAGGCGGCGCCGGCAGCGGCGTCGGCGATGTCGGTCAGGATGCCAAGGGGCGGCCTACCGAGCGCGTCGCACCGGGCATGATCAAGCGGCTGCTGCCCGGCGAGTCGGTCACGTTCGGCCAACCTACCGCGACCGCCGGCTATGCCGACTACGTGCGAGCGGGGCACCGCGCCCTTGCGGCTGGGGCCGGGCAGACCTACGAGCAGTTGTCCGGCGACTTATCTCAGGTGAATTACTCCAGCCTGCGCGGCGGCATGCTTCCATACCGCCGCAGCATCGAGGCATGGCAGTGGCTGTGCTTCGTGCCGATGGTCTGCCAGCGCATTGTTGGCTGGTACAACGAAGCCGCCGACCTCGTCGGCAAGCGCCCCATACCTACCGGTACCGAGTGGTCGGTGCCGAAGCTGGAATGGACTGACCCCGTCAAGGACATGAAGGGCGAACTGCTCAAGGTCGCCGCCGGCGTCCAATCGTTCAGCGAACTGCAGCGCCGCCTTGGTAACCAGCCGGAAACGGTGCTGGCGGAGCTGACCGCCGATTGGGAGCGCCTGAGAGAGGCCGGCATTCCGATCAGCCTGGACGGGCTGATTGCGCTGCTGGCTACACCGGATGAACCATCAGGAGCCAACGATGGGAAAGCTTAGCCTTTTCGTGGGATTCATGGTTGTGATGATCCTGCTGCTCTGGTTCGGCTCTGGAGATTCGTCCAGGGGCAGCGTGCCGCCACTGCCAATGCCGAAAAAGCCACCTCCGCCCATGCCAAAAGTGAAGTTGCCAGCACCTCCGCCCCCTAGGCGGATTTGCTGCCGCTGTTACTGCTGTGGCGACAAAGCGCAGCCGCCGCCGTGCAGCGTGAGTCACCGCGCTGATCCATGACCCGCCATCAGGCGGGTTTTCTCGTTTTGGAGGGCCTATGCCTCAACCCAACCAGCAAAGCCAGCCGCCGGCGCAGATCACCCGCAACGGCCTGCCGCTGGTCTCGCGGCTGCTGTCCGTTGACAGCGGCACCATCGATGTCGAGCAACGCACCGTCGAGCTGGTCTGGTCCACCGGCGCTGCCGTGCGGCGCTTCGACTGGAATAACTGGCGCTACTACAACGAATCTTTGTCGATGCTGCCGGAGCATTGCCGGCTCAACCGCCTCAATGGCGGGGCGCCGATGCTCAACACCCATCAGCAGTGGGATCTCAAGGACCAGATCGGCGTCGTCGAGAAAGCCTGGCTGGACAACGGCGAAGGCCGTGCCTTGCTGCGCTTTTCCAAGCGCGACGATGTCGAGCCCATCTGGCAGGACGTGGTCGACAAGATCGTGCGCAACGTCAGCGTCGGCTACATCGTCCACACCTACCAGATCACCGAGCGCGACGGCCAGACCCCGGAATACCTCGCGGTGGACTGGGAACCGACCGAAATCAGCCTGGTACCCGTGCCGGCCGATGCAGATGCCGGCATCCGCAGCGCCATGCGCCCGGACGATGCGCCGAATTATCCGGTGCGATACCTGCAAGCCAACCAGGACGACCACCACGTCGATCCAATTCAGCCGCAAGAACCCGAAACTCGAACTCAGGAACCGACCATGACCCCGGAAGAAATCGAAGCCCTGCGTCAGCAGGAACGCACCGCCGCCATGCAGGCAGAAAATCAGCGCCAGAAGGACATCCGTAATCTGGTTGGGCTGTACCCGCAGTTGGGTACCGACTTCGCCCGCACCCTGATGGATGACCCCGCGTGTGATATCCACCGTGCCCGCGAGCTGGTGCTGGAGCGGCTCGCCCAGAACAGCGATGCCAACCAGGAACGCAGCGCCGCCAATGTCGAAACGCTGCAGGATGAAACCGAGGTTCGTCGCAGCGCCATGCAGGCGGCCATCCACCATCGCGCCTTCGGTGGCGATCTTCCCGAGGCGGCACGCCAGTATCGCGGGATGAACCTCACCGACATGGCGCGCGCCTGCGCCGAAGCCGCCGGCGCCAACGTGCGTGGCCTGGCTCGTTCCGAGATTGTCGAGCTGGCGCTCAACAACACCCGCGGCTACGGCATGCATACCACGTCGGATTTCCCGGTGATCCTGGCCAACGAAGCCAACCGCTCCATGTTGCAGGGCTATGAGCTGGCCGGGCAGACCTTCCGCCCGCTGGTGCGCGAAGTCTCCGCGCCGGACTTCAAGGACGTGGTGAAGCTGCGCGTAGGCAATCAGGTTGAACTCAAGGAAGTGACCGAGGCCGGCGAATTCGAGATCGGCAACCTGAACGATGCCGAGAGCGAGCGCTACAAGCTGCGCACCTTCGGCCGCATCGTCAACATCAGCCGTCAGGTCATCATCAACGACGACCTCGGCGTGTTCACCGACACCGCCTTCGGTTTCGGTCGTAGCGCCGCGAACCTGGAATCCAACCTGGTCTGGGGCCTGATCATCAACAACCAGAAACTGGGCGACGGCAAGGCGCTGTTCCACGCGGGTCACGGCAACATTGCCGCCGCCGCGGCTGCCGTCGGCATCGATGCCATCGACGCGCTCGACCAGTTGATCGGGGCGCAGACCGAGCCGGGTACCGGTGACGATCTCAACCTGTACGGCAAGTACATCCTGGTGCCGCGCACCCTGCGCCTGGCTGCCCAGCGCGCCATCGGCTTCGTGTCGGCCACCGAGGTGGACAAGCTCAACCCGCTGGCCGGCCAGTACCAGGTCATCGCCGAGCCGCGCCTGACCCGAAACAGCGCCGCCCGCTGGTATCTGGCGGCCGGCCCGGAATCGGCGCCGACCATCGAATTGGCCTACCTCGAGGGCCAGCGTGGCGTGTACACCACCAGCCGCGAGGGCTTCGAGGTGGATGGCGTGCAGGTCAAGGGCCGCATCGACGTCGGTGTCGGCCTGATGGATTACCGCTGGATTACCACCAACCCGGGCCAGTAAGCCCGCTGACGCCCCATGACGCCCGCCTTTGCGCGGGCGTTCTCATTTCCTGATCGGAGATTGACCCATGCGCAATTACAAATCCACCGGCGCCACCCTGACCCAAGTCGCCACCGCCGTGACGGCTTCGGGTGATCCGGTGCTGAACGGCAATCTGTTCAGCGTCGCACAGCACGCTGCTGCGATCGGCGACCCGCTCTCCTCGACCACGCTGGGCGTGTACGAGCTGCCGAAAGACGCCGCGGCCGTGTTCACCCTCGGCGAGGAAGTCTGGTTCGACCCCGCTGCCAAGACCTGCGGCGAGAAAGCTGCCGGCAAGCACCTGATTGGCACCGCTTTCGCCGCAGCGGCCAACGGCTCCACCAGTGTGGACGTGCGCCTCAACGGCACCTCGACCACCGTCGCCGCCTGATGAATGCCTTTGACCGCCTGAACCGCAGCCTGGGGCGCCTGGCCAGTGATGGCGTCATGGGTGAGTCGGTCAGCGTGGACGGCCAGCCCTACACCGGGGTTTTCCACCGTGAGGATGGAAACGGTGTGGCACTGGGCTTCGTTCGCGGCGAAGCGCTCAAAACCGCCACGCTGGCCATCTTGCTGGCCGACCTCGGCAGTGCCGTCATCGGCGAGGGGGTTGCTGTCGTGGCGGACGGCGATAACTGGCGCGTGTCGCAACCGCCAGAGCGTCGCGGCGATGGCTTCCTCACCCTCTCTCTGGAGCTGCAACCATGAGCAACCGCAGCGCGCTGCTGATCGCCCTGGCCGGTGCCGTCAAGGCGGCAGCGACTGCTGCCGGCATTCCCGCCGGCAATCAGTTCGAAAACCGCACGGCCGACATCGGTTCCAGCCAGTTGCCGGCGCTCAATATTCGCCGCCGGAGCGATGGCGGATTGTCCGAAGCCACCAGCGCCAGCCGCACCCGCCGGCTGGAACTGGCGATCGACCTCTACGGCAATGGTGACAGTCGTTTCGATGTACTCGATGCAGTAGAGGGTGCCATCACTACCGCCGTACTGGCGCTGAAGGAAAACCTCTACTACGTCGTTTCCGTCGAAGTCGCCACGGACTGGGATCTGGAAGATCTCGCCATCGCCTACGCTGCCGCGCGGATCGTGGTCAGCATCGACTACATCGCATAGGAACACACCATGCCTCAAAACCTCAGTTTCATCGGCAAGGGCGAACTGCACCTTGCTCCTCGTGGCACCGGCCAGTATGTGTCGGTGCTCAACCTGGCTTCGCTCAAAGTCTCCCCTGAGATCGATGAAAAGAAGCTCGCCAATACCACCTCTATCGCGGGGGGCGATCTCGACATCTACGCCGAGGTCAAGGGTGTTGGCATCACCTTGGGGGGTATCAGCCAGTTCAGTAAAGAGAACCTGGCGCTGCTGCTCAAGGGCAGTACCTCCAGCGTTGCGGGCGGCGCGGTTGTGGCCGAGCCCATCAAGGGCTATGCCGGAAAGCTTGCAGCTCTGGCCAAGATCGTCGACACCACCAAGCCGGTTACCGTGAAGAGCGGCGCCGCCGAAATCTCCGCCGCGGACTACATCGTCACGGCTGGCGGCATCCGCTTCCTGGCGGGTGCCGGTGGCTTCGCTGATGGTGACGACCTGGATGTCGATTACACCGCCTTGGCGGCCGAACGCATCGATGCGCTGACTCACCCGGGGCAGGAGTACGAGGCCCGCTTCATCGGCCTCAACGCTGCCGACGGTGGCGCGCCGGTCATCGTGCAGTGCCACCGCGTGCGCCTGGGTGCGGGCGGCCTGGATCTGATCAGCGAAGGCAGCGATTTCGCCAAGTCCGAGCTGACCGGCAGCCTGCTGGTGGATACCGGCAAAACCGGCAACGGCATCAGCCAGTACCTGTACATGCTGCGCGCCTAAGTACAACCCGTAACGCCCCGCCCTGGCGGGGCCGGAGAACACCATGTTTGTCATCAATCAGAACCCGATCATCAAGTGGCCGGTGAAAGTGGTGCTGCCGGCTGACGGTGGCGTCGAGCAGGCAGCCGAGCTGGTTGCGCATATCCGCCTCCTGCCGCCCGAGCAGTATGAGTCGCTGACCAAGATCGAATCGTCCGAGACGCTATCCCGGGCGCTTGAGCAAGGCAGCGCGGCGCTGTCGGAATTCGTGGCTGACTGGGAGTCGGTACGCGATCCGCAAGGTGAGGTGGTGCCGTACTCGCCGGAGGCGCTGCGGTCCGCCCTGACGGGGGCGGGGGGTAACTACGTCGCGCTGGCGTTCTGGAAGGCGGTACACGACGTACACCTGCACGGCCGCGAAAAAAACTGACCTCCGTTGCCCGGCATCTTGCGTATGGCCTGCCGGGTGACGTGGAGGTGTACGCGGCCAATGCGTCAGCAGTGCGGTTGTGGTTGAGCGTGGCCGGGCAGTGGCGTCGTGCCGGCATGACTGGCCTACCCGTCGCGCTGGACTACGCCGCCGTCGAGTCGGTGATGAACATGCAGGCCATTCCCCGCCGGCAGCGGGGGGCGCTGCTGAATGACTTGCGAGTCATGGAGCGGGTCACGCTGGACGTGTGGAGCGAACAGCGTGGTTAAAAGTCGTAAATGCCACAAGAAAGGGGTACAGCCATGGCGGCGGTAAACGGTGGCTCGCTGGTCATTAGCGTGGAGGCCGATGTTGCCCATCTGCAGGCCGGGATTACGGCGGCCAGCCGTGCTGTTACGGCTGGGTCGGAGCAGATGGAGGCTGGTGCAAGGCAGGCTGCCCACGCGCTGGAGGCTGTGGGCGACAGTGGCGGGGCAGCGGCTGGCAAGATCGACCAGTCGACCAGCAGCATGATCAGCGATATCCAGCGCACCACGGCGGCGATGCAGGCGGGTGGCAAATCCAGCAGCGAGTATTTTCGCTTGTTGGCCGGTCAACGCGGTGTCGATGCCGATGCGCTGAGGCCCTACCTCGATCAACTGGATGCCGTGTCGGTCAGGCAGCACAGAACAGGGGTCAGCGCGGCACAGATGCAGGCGGCTCTGCGCCAGGTGCCGGCACAGTTCACCGATATCGCTGTCTCGATTGCGTCTGGCCAGCAGCCGCTGACCGTGCTCTTGCAGCAGGGTGGGCAGCTCAAGGATATGTTTGGTGGCGCGCTGCCGGCTGCCAGGGCGCTCGGCGGCTACATTGTTGGATTGGTCAACCCATACACGCTCGCCGCTGCTGCCGCAGCGGGACTGGCGTACGCCTACTACGTGGGCAGCCAGGAGGCTGACGGCTACACCAAGGCGCTGATCCAGACCAACAATGCGGCAGGCACGTCGGCCGACGCCATGGCCACCATGGCGGCCCGAATCGCCGAAACGACCGGGACACAGCATGCCGCTGCCGAGGCGCTGGCCGCGCTGGCCGGGTCGGGTAATGTGGCGTCGGTCAATCTGCAGCGTTTTGCGGCGGTCGCGCTGGAATCGTCCGACGTGACCGGCACGGCGGTTGAAGAGATAGCCAAGCAATTCAGCGACCTGGCCAAGGAGCCGCTGAAGGCGGCGCTCAAGCTGGATGAAAGCATGCGCTTTCTGACCGCTTCGACCTACGAACAGATCGAATCGCTGGAGAAACAGGGGCACGCCACCGAGGCCGCCAATGTGGCGCAGAACGCCTATGCCGATACGCTGGCGGCGCGCACCAAGGAAATGCAGGGCAACCTCGGCACCATCGAACGCAGCTGGAACGCGATCAAAGACGCGGTGAAGGGAGCGGGCGATGCGCTGCTGGATATCGGCCGTAAAGAGCCGCTGGCGGAGCAGATTGCCGAGAAAAAGGTTGCCCTAGCCCGCGCCAAAGCGCACGCGGGAGACTTTTCCCAGCCGTCAGGGCTGGTGGCGCAGCTGTCCAACGAGCTGGCTGGGCTGGAGGCGGATGCGCGGCGCCTGCAAACCGATGCCAATCGGGACGCCGAGCGCGAGGCGACTCGCAAGTCGGGTATTACTGCGCTGAAATATCTGGACGATATGACGGCCCGCGTTGCTAGTAACGCGGATAAGCGCAAGAAGGAAGTTGAGCAGTATCGTCGTGCCGTGGCCGACCTGAAAGCTGCCGGAGGGGGCGCTGAGTACACGCCGGAGCGCATGAAGGCCGATGAGGCCAAGATTGCCGACAAATACAAGGACCCCAAGCAGCCGAAGCCCCGGAAGGGGCCGACGTCGGGTGGCCTGAATAAATTCGAGTCGGCCGAGTCCAGTCTCGATGCGGCAATATTGAGTGCGCAGGAGTACGTCAAGCGGCTGCAGGATCAGTACAGCGGGGTCGCGTACGCCAATGAGCTCACGCCTGGTGAGAAGAAGCTCAACGAACTGACGGAGCGCCGGAAAAGCCTGCTCGAGAACGAGCGAAGCTTGTCCGCCGAACAGAGAAAAAACCGCGACCTTGAACTGAAGTCGCTTGACTCGCAGATCGCAAAGGCCACTCGGCTTGCCGAGATCGAAAAACAGGGTATCGCGATCAAGCAGGCTGCCGAGTTGAGGCGACAGTACGAAACTCCACTTGAACGCCTGCAGCGCGAGCATGGCGCCGCCGTCCGCGATATCACCGGCAATGCTCAGTTGAGCGAGGAGGAGCGTCAGAGGCTGCTTGGGCGTGAGAATCAGCGCAATCAGCTGTCTATCGATCAGGTGCAGAACAGCGTTCGTGGCGATCTCGGCATGCTCTCGGACACCGATAAGATTGTACAGGCTCATCAAGAGATGCAGCGACGTATCTCCGAGGCGTGGGCCGAGGGATCGCAGGAGCGAGTACAGGCGGAAGTAGCCGCACAGCGGAAGCTGCAGCAGGACATGACTGCGCTGGAGAATCAGAAGGCCAGCCTGATCCTGAGTATGTCAGGTCAGGTCTTCGATGGGCTTGCTTCCATGGCCGAGCAGGCAGGGGGCAGACAGTCGGCCGCTTACAAGTTGATGTTCGCCATGAGCAAGGCGACGGCGATTGCCCAGGCCATCATCAACACCGAAGAGGCGGCGACCAAGGCCATGACTCTGGGGCCGATTCTTGGCATACCTGCCGCTTCGATGGTCCGCGGGCTTGGCTATGCCTCAGTTGGCGTGATGGCTGCGCAGGCAATTCAGGGCATGGCCCATGACGGTATCGACAACATCCCGCGTGAGGGCACCTGGTTGCTGGACCGTGGCGAGCGGGTAGTGGACAGCCGCACCAACGAGGACCTGAAGCGCTACCTGGCGCGGCAGAATCAGGGGGCGCAGAGTGGTGGAGCCAAGCTGAACGTGGTCATCAACAACAATGCCGGCGCGCAGGTGGACGTACAGCAGGGGGTGGGCAAAGACGGCGCAGCGCAGCTGATTATTACCATGGAACGCGTGGCGGATTCGGTCTACAGCCGCCGCCAAGCTGCCGACTTAAGGCCAGGAGGTGTTCTGAGTGGCTGAAACGTTTGATTTTCCGTTTGAGCTGGGCGCTGGTGGAGACGAAACTCCGCGCACGCGCCAAGTCAGCTTTGGTGACGGTTACCAGCAGAGCATCGAGGACGGCATCAATACGCTGCAGGTGTCGTGGGGAATCACGATCAGTGGTGATCACGCGCGCATTATTGCCGCGCGCGATTTTCTGCGACGACATGCCGGCGTGCGCTGGTTCTGGTGGCGCCCTCCGTTGGAGCCGGAACCCATCAAGGTCAAGTGCAAGAGCTGGCGGCCGGTGCATGCCAGCACCACCTCCGCTTCTCTGGCGCTGACGCTTGAGCGTGTTTACAACCCTGGAGCCTGACCATGGCCATCATTGACGCTGAAATCCAGCTGCTCAACCCTGACGCCCAAGTGGAGCTCTACGAAATCCGCCCTCCGTCCAGTATCACGCTGGAGCCGCTGCGCTTCACCGCCAGCGGCAACGGCTTGCCGCTGGCCTTCCAGGGTTTCACCTACGAGCCGTGGGCGATCCAGGCCAGTGGCTTCGAGAGCAGTAGCAAGGGCAGCGCCCCGCGGCCGACCTTGTCGGTCAGTAACATCGCCACCACCGACACCGGTCAGACGGTAATCGGCATTTTTACAGCGCTGGTGATGCAGTACCAGGGGCTGGTGGGCTGGACGGTGATCCGCCGGCTGACCTACGCCAAGTTCCTCGAGGGCGGGGAGCGGGCCGGCGTGCCGGAGATGCACCCGGAGGAAATCTGGCTGATCAATCGCCGGTCGGGCGATAACGGCGAGGTGATCGAGTTCGAGCTGCGCTCGGCGCTGGATATGGCAGGCCGGCGCGCCCCGGGCGTGCTGGCGACCCGTTACTGTCCGGCGCACGTCACCTACCGTGGCGCCGACTGCGGCTACATGGGCGCGGCGATGTTCGACAGCAACGACAAGTCGACCAGCGACCCGCTCAAGGACATTTGCAGCAAGCGGCTATCTGGCTGCCAGTGCCGGGGCAATTCCGAGCATTTTGCCGGGTTCCCCGGCATGCGCCGGTATAGCTGATCCCCTCGTTTCATTGTGCAAGCCCCGCCATCGTGCGGGGCTTCGTCGTTTCTGGAGCTTCTATGCGCGCCACCCCTTCACAGATCGGCCAGCTGCTGGCGTTGGCCGAAGCCTCGCCGCATGCCGAGATTTGCGGCGTGGTGCTGGATTCCGGACGGCTCTGGTCGTGCCGCAACATCGCTACCCGGCCCGCCGATCAGTTCGAGATCGATCCGGTTGACTACGCCGCGGCCGAACGCCTCGGGCGGGTCGCCGGGATCTGGCACAGCCACCCGCATGGCGGGGCCGAGCCATCGATGATCGACCGTGCCATGTGCGAGCGCACGGCGCTGCCCTGGCACATCGTCAGCGCGCCGGATGGCGACTACCGCCTCATCGAGCCCTGTGGCTGGCTGGCGCCGTACGCCGGCCGTCCGTACTGCTACGGGCTGTTCGACTGCTGGGAAATCGTCCGTGACTGGCACCGGCGCGAGCGCGGCGTAGCGCTGTGGCGCAAGCCGGGCACCACCGACGGCTGGTGGGCGAAACACGACTGGTCGGCGGAATGCATTGCAGCGGCCAGCCTGGTGCCGGTGGCAGGCGACCTGCAGCCGGGCGACATCCTGCTCATGCGCTGCATGCCGGATTCCGTCGGACCCGATCACGCGGCCGTGTACGTCGGCGAGGGGCGCATTCTGCACCAGCTGCGCAATCGGCCGTCTGACTACTCGATCTACGGCGGCCACTGGCAGCGCATCACCACCCATCGTTTGAGGCATTCCCCATGACAGCAGTCCGAACCATCCGCCTCGGCGGCGCGCTCGCCGAGCAATTTGGCGCCGAGCACCGCCTTGCCGTCGATCACGTCGGCGAAGCGGCGGTGGCGCTGAATGTGCTGTACCCGGGTTTCAACAACGCGATCCGCGCTCTGGATGAGCAGGGCGTGGTGTTTCGCGTCACGGTGGCCGATCGGGACGTCTCCGAGAACGAGCTGACCTTGGTCTCGACTGGCGACATCCTGATCATGCCGGTGATTGCCGGTGCCAGCGGTGTGGTGCAGACCGTGGTGGGCGCCGTGTTGATTGTGGTCGGTGCCTACTTTGGTCAAGGCTGGATGGTCCAGGTGGGGATTGGCATGGTGATGGGGGGCATCGTCGGAATGATGACGCCGATCCCGAAAATCGACGGCGGCAGCGCCGAGAGCGGCAACAGCAAATCGTCGTACCTGTTTGGTGGCACGCAAAACACCGGCGCCCAGGGCATGCCGGTGCCGGTGGGCTGCGGGGTGCGGCGCTACACGGGCATCATTGTCAGTGCCGGCATCAGCGTTGAGGATGTGTGATGAGAGAGCCTATTTTTGGTGCTGGAGGCGGCGGAGGCAAAGGGGGCCGTGGCTCTGCGCACACGCCTGTCGAGGCGCCGGATACCCTGCAGTCCATGGCGACCGCGAGAGTCCTGATGCTGATGGGGTTGGGGCAAACGGTTGGTCCTGAGAATGGGCTGCAGTCCATTCTTCTCGATGGCGTTCCTGTTGCAAACTCTGACGGATCGTTGAATTTTGAACGGGGTTATGTCGAGTGGCGGATTGGCACTCAGGATCAGGACCGCATTGACGGATTCAGCGAGATCGAGACCGAGTACGGCGTCGGCGTCGAGGTCAAAACGACCACGCCGGCAACGCGCCAGATCGATGATCTGGATGCCGACGCGGTGCGCGTTACTGTGTCGGTGCCGGCATTGCTGGAGGTCAATTCCAGCAACGGCGATACCTACCCGACATCCGTCGAGGTCGCCGTCGACTTGAAACCGGCTATCGGCGCTTGGGTCGAGGCCAAGCGCATCACCATCAGCGGCAAAACACGCAGCAAATACCAGCGCTCGGTACGCGTTCCGCTGGACGGAGCCGGGCCGTGGCAGGTCCGTGTGCGCCGCATCACGGCGGACAGCTCCACGCAAAACCGGCAGAACATCACGACGTGGGACAGCTACACCGTCATCAACGACGCGCCGCTGCGGTATCCGAACTACGCATTGCTGGGGTTGCGCTTCGATGCCAAGGCGTTTTCCAGCTTCCCGAAAATCGAGGTTCGCTGGAAGCTCGCCGTCCTGCAGGTGCCGAGCAACTACGATCCAGCGACGCGTTCCTGCAGCGGGGCGTGGGACGGCACGTTCAAACCGGCATGGAGCGATAACCCTGCCTGGTGGCTGTGGACCTACGCCACCGACAGCCGCTACAACGTCAACATTCCGCCCGGCGCCTGGAAGTGGGATTTGTACCGCATCGCGCAGTGGTGCGACCAGCTGGTCAGCGATGGCCAGGGCGGTGCCCGGCCGCGCTTTACCTGCAACTTCATCCAGTCCGAGAGCGTCGACGCGTGGAAAGTGCTGCAGGACATCGCCTCGGTGTTCTGTGGCAGGGTGTTGCCGTTTGCTGGCGGGGTGCGGGTGACGGCCGACATTCCCGGTGACGTGCCGGCCAAGCATTTCATGCCGGCCAACGTCAAAGAGGGGCGTTTCACCTACAGCAGTACCGAGCTGGCTGATCGTCAAACGGTGGCCGTGGTGTCGTTTGTCGACCCGGACGATAGCGACAAGCGCGCGACGGAGTACGTGGAACATACCGAGGGCCTGGCGCTGTACGGCTACCAGCCGGCCGAGGTGGCTGCCGTCGGTTGTACCAACCGCGCCCAGGCGCAGCAGTTGGGGCGCTACATCCTGGAAACCGCGCAGAGCGAGACCGAGATGGTGTCGTTCGGCACCGGCACCTACGGCATGGATCTGATGCCGGGTGAGCTGTTCTACGTGGCCGACCCGACAGTGTCGGGCGGACGTTTCGGCGGTCGGCTGCTTGGCGTGGATGGTGTGGCTGTCCTGCTCGATGCTCCGGTGTTGTTGTCCGCCGGCGTGAGCTACAGCCTGGAGGTGCCAATGCCGGACGGCACGCTGGTGCGACGCGGTGTGACCAATGTGGCCAGTATGACGTCCAGTCTGGTGCTGGTCGCGCCGTTCCCGGATCAGCCGGTCGAGGGAGCCACCTGGCTGCTGGTGGCTACCAACGTGCAGCCCACGCTGTGGCGTTGCGTGCGCAACGCCGAGGCCAAGGACAATCCCGGCGAGCGCGAGATCAGCGGCGTGCAGCACGATCCGAACAAGTGGCAGCGCATCGATCAGGGTATTCGCGTGGCGCCGCCGCCGTCCTCGCTGATCTCTGGCGAGCCGGAGGGGGTGCGAGGGGTTCTGATCAGCGAGTCATTGCGCGAGGTCGACAAGGCCGTCATCAACGTGGCGGATGTGTCGTGGCAGATGCCTGGTGCCGCGGCGCGATTCGAGGTTGCCTGGAGGATGAACGGTGGCAACTGGGCGACGGGCACCGTGTATTCGCCCTCGTTTGAAATTTTGAGGCCAGGGGCCGGTGATTTAGAAGTTCGGATTACCTGCGTCGACGTGCTGAGTCGCCGTGTGATGACGATGGCCAGTGCCAAGCTGTTTGGGCTGACGAAATCACCCGAATCGCTGACCGGGTTGGATATGGCGCCGTTCAATGGATTTGCACTGTTGTCGTGGCCGCAGTCACCCGACATCGATGTGCGGGTCGGGGGCGTCATCCGTATCCGGCACTCGCCACTGTTGTCCGGAGCCTTGTGGGATAGCGCGACGGACGTCGGCCCGTCGATTCCGGGCTCGGCGACGCAGGCGACGCTGCCGTTGCTGTCGGGTACCTATCTGGCCAAGCCGGTAGATAGCGGGGGGCGTGAGTCTGGCGATGCCGTATCCGTATCGACCAACGCCCCCGCCATCATGCAATTCAACGCGGTTGAGGCATTGGTTCAGCATCCGGGTTTTGCCGGACAGGGGGCTGGTTGCATTGGAATCGATGGGCGTCTCAAATTGGTTGGAGTCCTGTCCATGGATGACTGGCCGGACGTCGATTCGCTGCCATCCTGGGACACGGCAGGCGGAGTCATTCCGCGTGGCGAGTATGTGTTTGATCGTCTCGTGGATCTGGGGTCGATCGACACATGCCGCATCACAGCAGCCATTGAGACGGAGGGTTACCTCGTCACGGATGTCATGGACAGTTGGGGCGATGTCGATTCCCGTCAAAGTTGGGATGGGTCGCCATCCGGGCTTACGGCTGCTGTCATCGAAATCTCGACCACAGACGGTGATCCGGCGCTCGGAGATTGGTCGGCCTGGTCGATGTTGCGCATCGGCGATTACAGGGCGCGTGCATTCCGTTTCCGCGTGGTGCAAGAGTCGTTCGACCCTCTGGCAACGGTGGATGTGCTTGCCCTGTCCGTCACGGTGGATATGCCGGATCGCATCGTCGAATACGCTGACCTGGCCGTCCCTGTGGACGGGCTGCGGATCAATTTCAGTCCGCCATTCAGGTCGATCCCTGCAGTAGGCGTTACCGCACAGGGATTACAACCTGGCGAATACGTAGAAATCACAGCCCGCACCAAAGCGGGCTTTTTTATTGCCATTAAAAACGCATCTGGCCAAGGCGTGCAGCGCACTGCCGATGTGATCGCAAAGGGGTATGGATATGACGCAGCATAGTATGGCGATCAGCAATGCCAACGGTGCGGCCGTCAGGGCTGACGTTTCCGCCGCGCTGCAAGCGCTGGCCTCGAACAATGGCGGCAATGCCGCGCCCGGGGTGACGTATCCCGGCATGTGGTGGTCGGACACGGCAAGTGGTGTGCTCAAGCAGCGCAACGCGGGTAATACTGGATGGGTCGTGCGCGCATCTCTGGCCGAGACCATGGTGGTGCCGCGGGTCGCCGACACCGCTCTGGTGGTCGGTGACTATGGCCGCTGCATTATCGCCACCGGCTCTTGGACGCAAAGCCTCGATGGCGCGGCGACGCTGGGCGATGGCTGGTATGCCGAATATCGCAACAACGGCACGGGCGTGATCACGCTTGACCCCATCTCCGGCGAGACTATCGACGGAGCGTCGACTGTCCAGTTGGCGCCGGGTGAGGCGTGCAAGATTTTCTGCAGCGGCATGGAATTTCATACTGTCGGCCGCACTGCCTCTGCCCAGCAAAACCAGACGGCCACAGCCTTCGACTCGACCGGAGTCGCGCCGAGCTACGCGCTGACGCCGGTACCGGCGTTGACGGCCTACGCCGGCAACACGCGCTTCCACGTCAAATTCCACGCGGCCGGAACAGGGGCGGATACGCTGAACGTGTCGACGCTCGGGGCGAAGAGCATCAAACAGTACGACAGCGTAGGTAACAAGGTTGCGCCCGTGATTGTGGCGGGCCAGCTCGCGGATCTGGCATACGACGGAGTGGACTTCGTGATTCTCGATCCGCTGCCGCCGGCTCTGGGTATGTCAGTACCGGTTCGTCAAACCGTGTTGTCGGGCGTCGCCGATGCCAATGGCCGCGCCAACTTCATCAGCGCTGGCGCCGGCCTGGCGTGCAGCCTGTCCGCAACTGCAGCGGCGCTGGTGCTGGCGTTTTCCGCTGGCTTTGGCCCGAGCGGGCAGGTTGACTATGTCGAGAGGCTGACCGCCGATGCCGCCAATTTTTGGTCGGCCCTTCCCGCGAATAACTTGAACTACCTGACCGTCACCCGCAACGGTTCCGGCAATCTGTCGGCTGGTTCGACGCTGGCCCCGGTGCAGTACGGCTACGCCTACAACAAGGCGGCACAGGCGCTGCTGCATTTTGATGGCGTGGCTGGTTCGACTTCGTTCCTGGACGACTTCGGCAACACCTGGACCGCGCAGGGCGGCGCCAAGCTGCAGAGCAACTGGAGCAAGTTCGGCGGGACGGCCCTGGGTGGTGGTGGCGCCAACAACGCGCTCAACGGCACGACGGATTACATCAAAACCTCGAGCATTACCACGCTCGGGAATGGAGGCTGGGCGCTTCGGGCTCATGTACGCCCTACGGCCATCCCAGGAGCCGGCGGTTACGCCTTGATCTGCAACTTGGGCCAGGCCTCGTCGCAGTACGGCGTGTACCTCTGCATCTTCAACAACGGCGGGGTAACGAAATTCACGTACTTCCTGTCCAGCAATGGAACATCGTGGGACATCTCCGGTGGCACCCAAGGGACCACCACCCCTGTAGCCAACACGGACTACTTTGTCGAGCTCACCTACGATCCTGTTGCCGGCGTCTATCGCCTCAACGTCAATGGCAACCAAGAAGCCAGCACTGCCAGTGCTCTGAAGGTATGCGCCGGGGCCGGATTGGCTGTTGGCGGGGTGTACAGCTACGCGACAAACCTGTGGACTGGCTACATCGACGAGTTCGAGTTCCTGCCGTACTGCGACCACCCGGCTGGTACCGCCTACACTGTGCCGACCGCAGCCAAGTCGATCGCTACCCCGGGCTATGCGTCCGACTGGTTCGACCTGTCTACCTTCACGATGAAATCGCCATCGGCGGCCAGTACCGGTGCCGGCAGCAACCCGACATTCACCACCAGTAACAAGCTGTACGTTGGCGAGGCGGTGACTGGGGCTGCCGGGGTGTCGAGCGTGGTGAGCTACGCATATCAGGGTCGATACCACTCGGCTGATACGGCAATTCCGGGGGTGAGCACCAGGACGGTGTTTTCCTCCAACCTGGGCGTTCCAACAGACCTACGCAGAACGCGAGTGCGATTGCGAAACTACACGGCTGACGCTGGTTTCACGCCGGGGATGGTGACGACGCCGGGGGTGGCCGGCAGCTCAACCTACGCTGGCGGTGAACAGACAGCGCTTGAGGACCGGAACACCGTTAGCGTGGTGACCGGCAGCCAGGGCAACGGGTTCATTTTATTCAACCGAACCTCGGGCGCGGCAGTCGCTTGCACCGCCGCGAACTGGAAAATGTTCGTGGACGACGAAAGGGCATTCTGATGGGTTACTACATTGACAAACAAGGCCGCCTGTACGCCGGGGACATGCAACCCGGCGACCGCGAGGCAACCGCCGGCGAGGTAGCGCAGAAGCAGCTTGGTACCGCAATAACGGCAAAGATGGCTGAACTGGCCGCGGCCTGCCGGGATGCCATCTACGCCGGCTTCACTTCCAGCGCACTCGGTGAAGTGCGCTCGTACCCGTTTCAGGATAAGGACCAGGCGAACCTCAACAGTTCCGTGACCGCCTCGATGCTGCCCGGCAACGCGGGCGACTGGACCACTCCATTTTGGTGTGCCGACGCCGCCGGCAAATGGACGTGGGCCCCGCACACCGCCGAGCAAATCCAGCAGGTCGGGCGTGATGCGATGGCAGCAAAGCTTGCCCAGCTGCAAAAAAACGAGGCGCTGCAGAAGCGGGTGGAATCTGCCGCCACCATCGAGGACGTGCAATCCATCCAGTGGACCGTCGCGTGACGGGAGGCACATAACCATGAACTGGCGCTACCGTCTCGACCAGCCCTACCACCACGCCTCGGCAAACCTGCAGGGCGTGGAATTCCGCAACGACTGGATCGACGTCCGTCACGGCTCGATCGTGATCCAGCCCGGCTATGCCTGGGACGGCTGCAGCCCGGCATGGCGTCTGCCTGCCGGGCTGTGGATCGGCACCCCGGACGGCCCGCTGATGCCCGAAGGCCGGCCGCAGACGTTCTACGCCAGCCTGGTACATGACGCCCTGTGTCAGTGGAAGCGCGAGATCCCGCTCCGCAAGGCAGCGACCGTGGCACTGTTCGCCGAGCTGCTGCAGGCGGCGGGCTTCCCGTCGTGGCGGGTGCGGCTCTACGCCGGCGCCGTGGCGCGGTTTGGACCACAGCGGTTTGGTGGTGATGTGATGACAGTAAAGAGCCGGGTTAACCGGCTCAATTCATTTTGAGGCCCCCGAATGGGGGTTTTATTTTTACCAAGGTGAAATTGATGACCAAGACCATCCGGCGCCGCGTGGCGCTGTTTTTCGTGGCGCTGTTGACCGGCGTTGTGGCGCTGTTCGCATTCCGTTCGCTGGCCACCGCCACGGTGGCAGCCTTGCTGTCCGGTCTGTCTGCCCAGGCGATTGCCGGTACCGCTGGTGCGGGTGCAGGCAAGGCGGGGGCGGCAGCGAGCGGCGTGCACGGGCAGGCCATTATCGGGGCGGGCATCGGCGCGGCGCTCAAGCTGCTGCAGCTCAGGGGCAGGCCTTGGCCGGAGCGCCTTGTGGTGACCGGTGCGTCGTTCGCCGCGGCGTACTACGCCGGCACGTTCGCCGCGCAGCGCTGGGCGTTGGAGCCCGGCGGCGTCGCCCTGGTGGGCACGGCGGCGGCCTACGTGGTGGTGCCCGTACTCGACGCCGCGCGCACCGTGCTTGAGGACATCCCGTGGCTCAAGCGCCTGCTGTTCCGTCGTGTCACGGGTGTCGCCGACGAACAGGCCAGCAGCTGATCGCCCTGATCCCTCGCCAACATAGAACAACCCGCCCGCCGCCTTGGCGGGCATTTGCTTTTGGGGAATGTCCATGACCAAGCCTACGGTCAGCGAAGACCAGTTTATCGACCTGTGGCGCCGTTACGGCGGCGCTGCTGCGCTGGCCCGCCACCTCGGCATCAGCGAGCGGGCCGTGTTGAGCCGTCGCCGCGGCATCGAAGCCAAGCGCGGTATCACGCTGGCTGCCGGCGTGTCTATTGGCGGAAAAGCCAATGCGCCCGAGGTGGTGGCCGAGGTGCCGCCGCCCGACGCCGAGCTGCGCGCCTTGCGTACCCAGCTGGCCGCCGCCCAGCGCGACCAGCTCGATGCCGAGTTCGTTAAACGCAAAATCATCGGCCTGAGCAAATCCACCATCGACGTGCCAAGATGGACCGTGCGCGCACCGGCCCGCCCGGGCGAGCTTGGCGTGCCGACGCTGTTTGCCAGCGACTGGCACTGGGCCGAGGTGGTCGACCCGCGTCAGATCAACGGGGTGAACGAGTACAACCTGGAAATCGCCCATCGTCGCGCCCGCAAGATGGTCGAGCGCACCATCCACCTGCTGCGTAACTGTTTCGCCGGCGCGCGCTACCCCGGCATCGTGTTTGCCCTGGGTGGCGACATGGTCAGCGGCGACATCCACGAGGAGCTGCAGGCCACCAACGAGATGGAAATCATGCCGACGGTGGTCGACCTGATCGGCGTGCTGCGCTGGTGCATTCAGACTTTGGCCGACGAGTTCGGGCGCGTGTTCGTGCCGTGCGTGTCCGGCAACCACGGCCGCAACACCAAGAAGATCAGGGCCAAGGGTAGAAATTTCACGTCGTTCGACTGGCTGATCTACGTGATGCTGGCCCAGCAATTTGCCGACGACCCGCGTGTCTCGTTCCTGATCCCGGATGGCCCGGACGCCTATTGGAAGGTCTACGGCACGCGCTACATGCTCACCCACGGCGACGAGTTCCGCGGTGGCGACGGCATGATCGGCGCCCTCGGTCCCATCGTGCGCGGTGACCACCGCAAGCGCAGCCGCTCCGGCCAAATCGACCAGGGTTACGACGTGCTGCTGGTCGGCCATTTCCACCAGCTCATCCAGCTGCAACGCCTGATCGTCAACGGCTCGCTCAAGGGCTACGACGAATTCGCCTGGCGCTGTGGTTTCGGCTATGAGCGAGCGCGGCAGGCGCTGTGGATCACGCACCCGGAGCACGGCATCACGTTCTCGATGCCGGTCAACGTCGACGACGGCCCGGCTGGTACGGCGCAGGCGGCTGACTGGGTAAGCTGGCCGGCGGCGGCCTAGCCGTCCAACTGTCCGGAATTTTCGAAGGTTCAACCGCTCACCGTGCCGCGCGCGGGAATGCGGCAGAGGCCCTGTGTCAGCGATGACATGGGGCCTCGGTCATTTCAGGAGGCATCATGCCGCTCACGCTCGACCAGCTGAAACAGATCATGCCCAACGCCCGCGACAAAGCGGGCATTTTTCTTGGGCCGCTCAACCTGGCCATGAAGGAATTCGGCATTACCGAAAGCACCCAGCGCGTCGCGATGTTCTTGGCGCAGATCGCCCATGAGTCCGGTGAGTTTCGCCATGTGCGAGAGCTGGGCTCTGACGCCTACCTGGAGAAATACGATACCGGCCCCATCGCCACACGCCTCGGCAATACGCCGGCCGATGATGGTGACGGCCAACGCTATCGCGGGCGGGGCCTGATCCAGATCACTGGCCACGACAACTACGCGCGCTGCGGCGCTGCCCTCGGCCTGCCACTGCTCGAGCGTCCCGAGCTGCTGGAAAACCCAGTCAACGCCTGCCGCTCTGCGGCGTGGTTCTGGGGCAGCAAGGGGCTCAACGCCTTGGCTGACAAGGGGGCGTTTGACGCTGTCACGGCCCGGATCAACGGTGGTCAGAACGGGCGAGAGGCGCGGCGGGAGTTCTGGTTTAAGGCGCTTTCTGTACTGGAGGTGAAGTGAGCATGGAGCTTTCGAAAAAGCTGCGTTCTGGCGCGGGTGGCGCCCTCACGTTCTGGTGTCCCGGGTGCAAAGACACCCATACGATCAGCCATGGTGCCGGCCACGGGCCGCGCTGGGGCTGGAATGGTAATGCAGAGTCACCAACGTTCACGCCATCCGTTCTTGTGCGGTCCGGGCATTACGTGCCCGGGTGCGATCCCGAGTCCTGCTGGTGCACGTACAACGCTGAGCACCCTGACGAACCGGCGCCGTTTGTATGTGGTATCTGCCATTCGTTTGTAACTGATGGGCAGATCCAGTTCCTGAGCGACAGCACCCATGAGCTAGCGGGGCGGACTGTTCCGCTGCCTGATTTGCCTCAAAGGGAGGCGTGACGATGGACGCGCTCAAATCCTACGGACGAATCTTCCTGACCGTGCTGATTGCCGCGGCTCTGGTGGGTGCCTACTGGCTCGGTGGGCATCGCCAGCGTCAGGCCGATGAGATCGACAGGCTCTCGCAACAAAATGCTGCCGTGGCCGAGGCGCTGCAGATCGAGCGCCGCGCGGCTTCGCTCGGCCAGGTGCTGGCGGCCGGCGAGCAGGCCAGGACAACCGCGCGCGAGGCGCAGACAAAAATCGTAACAAGCGAGGTGGTGAGGTATGTGGAAAGAGAGAAAGCCCAAGCGGCTGCTGGTGGCGCTGTGGTGCGGCTGGATGCTGACTGGGTGCGCGGGCACGACCTCGCTGCAGCAGTGCCAGCCGAGACCGGAGCCGAGCCCGTTCTTGCTGGAGAAGCCGGACCAGCTACAGCCGGTGAAGCGCTCGAAGCCGTTGCCGGCAACTACGCCCAGTGTCAGCGCTGGCGCGACCAAGTGATCGGATGGCAGGAGTGGTGGAGGGGCGCGCCGGATGGTTAAGGTGGGCGTTGGATGTTGGCTAGGCCAGCGCCTTCAGCACCTTCGGCACGTCTTGCGACGCGCGGCCGGTCATGATCAGGGATTGCTGCCACCTGCCATAGGGGGTGGTTCAGGCTCCACTCTTGTATTTACGGCTACCTGCAGCGACGGCGTCTGCTCTCCAGTTGCCATTTTGTCCAGATAGTCCGCCCAGCACTGCAGCATTTTCCGGCGCTCCTCCAGGTATTTGGCCCGGTTATATGCCGCGCGGACCTTGTTTGGCTCCTTGTGCGATAGCTGGCGCTCGATGGCGTCTGGGTTGAAGCCGGCCTCGTTCAATATCGTCGATGCGGTCGCGCGGAAACCATGAGTGACAACATGGCCATGTGCCTTATTGTTGCCGCCGTATCCCATGCGCTCATACGCCTTCAGCGGCGTGGCCTCGCTCATATGGTTCTTGCGATAGCGGAAGCTTGGGAACACGTAGTTGCTGTCACCCAGTTTGAACGCCTGCAACTGGCGGAAAATTTCAACGGCCTGGCGGGGCAGGGGGACGACATGCGCGCTGGCATTTGCCATCAGCTTGCGCTTCAGCTTCCGTGTTTCCGGCGGGATTTCCCATACGCCAGCCTCAAGGTCTATGTGATCCCATTCCGCGCGTACGGTTTCGCCGATGCGGGTAAACAAGATCATGATGAGTTGCACTAGGTACTTGGTTTGCAGGGTGATGCGATCGGTGGTTGACAGGGCATCAAGGAACGCTGGCAAGTCCTCCTGCTCAAGCGCTGGCTGAGGGGCTGATACTGGCGAAATAAACTCGTCAACCAGCGCCGCCGCAGGGTTTGACGATGCTCGGCCGGTCACTTCCGCCCGCCGGAAAATTGCGGTGCATCGCTCGCGCAGGCGCTTAGTTGTATCGTGCAGGCCCAGTTGCTCGACTTTCCGCAGCTCCAGCATTAGTTCCATGGCTGTGATCTGGGCAATTGGGCGGTCGCCCAGAGCCGGGAAGAGGTACATCTCAAGACTGCGGAGGACGGCGGCGGCATGTCGTGGTGCCCACTCCGCGGCCATTTTTTCGTGCCACTCGATGGCCACGGCCCTAAAGCTCGATGCGTCCTCTATGGTCTGATCCCGCTTGATCGCCTTTTTTTTCTCGCCTGGGTCAACGCCATCAGCAAGCAGGCGGCGTGCGGCATCCTTTTTTTGGCGGGCCTCCTTGATTGACACTTCCGGATAGACACCGATGGCTAGGGACTTCTCTTTGCCGCCAAACCGGTACTTCAGGCGCCAGTACTTCGCGCCGGTTGGCATCACCCACACATAAAGGCCTTGCCCATCTGGCACCTTCAGCGGCTTGCCATCAGCTCGCGGGCTAAGGCTGTCTATCGCTACCTTCGTCAACGCCAT